CTATCGCTCAGGCTGATGTTGCTGAGTTCCAAGCATTACAGCAAAAAACCCTTACTGATGCTGAAGCTGATCGTAACTTTGCTACTGCTAACGCTGCTGCACAACTTGAATTTGAACAGCGAACAACTGCTGCTCAATTCCAATTACAGCAGCAAAGAGATTCAACAGCATTCCAACAGCAACAAGTAAAACTTGAATCACTTGCTAGTCGTGGTACTGCTAGAGCACTTGGTCGTCGTGGTGTATCTGCCGGACGTACTGAACAATCTATCCTTGCACTTGCTGGTATTAACACTGCTCAGTTATCTCAGTCTCTACTTCGGTTTGAAACTGAAGAAACAAGACAAGCTGGACTTCGTCAACGTGGTCTAGGTATTTCTAAAAAATCTGCACGTGACACACGACGGACAGCTAGAACAAGAGCACAAGCTAGCCTTAACATTGCAAGAGCAGAAGCTGACATTAC